CCCCTGCCGTCACATCGAAGTCAGCGGATGCGGTCTGTTCCGCGCCGTCCAGTCGGGTAGGGATAGTCGAATGGTCCAGGGTTGAGCCCTTGATATCGGTGGTGTAGGACACAGATGAGTAGTTCCCTTGGGGCACCGCGAACAGCCGAAGTCGCTCGGGAACCTCCCAGTTGCCACTCACCTCACCCTGTTCATGCGCCCATCGCAAGAACCTCTCACCGATATCGTTCACGTAGTCGTTCTTCGGCAAGGGTCGTCGATGCGCAGCCATGTATCGCGCAAGAGGAGGAGGTCCTCCGGGGTACGGGACTGAGAACTGCGCGTTCTTAATGCGCATGTAGACGTTCACCGTCACCCCAGAAGACACTGAGGCAGGGAGCACCAGAGGGTTCCAGACCGTTATGCCAAAAACTCCAAGAGTATTGACATAAAAGAGAGGGGCTCCAGCGCGTGAGGGGGGGGTCACAGGCAGGGTGTACAACACATCGTAGATATGTTGCCAGGGGATCTCGATAGTAGTCCGGTAAGGTTTCGAAGCGTCCAGATAGACTCCGGTCACCTGGGAGAGGGTTGTTTTATTGGTGATCTGCAGAGCGTTGTCGCGAAACATAGGGAACCACCACGCCCGCAGACGACCAGCAAAGAACCCATTCCCAACGATCTCGACATCGATGGAGATGTCGCCACGCCAGAACTGGTTGGTGAAGAACGGAGCCGAAATGATGTCGTTAACAAGACCATCATACGGCAAGTTCATCTCTAGCAGCTTCTGCATGGGAGTATGCGCCGTCGTCCAGGTGATCTGTGCAATCGGGGTCGGCCGATCCACACACTTCTCGAAGGTCCAGTTTGTCGCCAGAGGGTTAACGGTTGCCACAGGAATAGCGAGACCGAGTTCAGGAACGGTAGGCAACGGGTCTCGAACCACTGCCACCGTTATACCAGTCGTTTCCGATGAGGATTTCGCATCCAAAGTCTCAGGAACTCCTGAGGAGTCACCAGACAACTGCGCGGCGGCGCGTGTCGCCTCGGCGATTCCCCCGGAGGGCACCGCGGATGTAGCCATCGTCGTTTCCTTCCCTTGGGGCCGGGCGAAACCTGGGGGCGGTCGCACACCTATGCGATGGAATGCCGCCGTGTCCCGGTCGATCTTCCGTCGCGTGAATTCCGCCCATGCCACAATATCCGGTCCATAGATGTCCCACCAGGAGACAAACTCGTCACCGGATAGTGGCGTTTGATGGATGTGTTCCTTGTAGCGTTCCAGTTGTGGAGTCGTAGTGTCAGCGAGGACAACAGCAATAAAGAACAGTCTCTTCATCGCCGTCAGACGTTCGTAGGACATGCGGGAAGTCCAGCGCTTCTTCATTGCGGGGTTGTCCGTATACGGCATCAGTCGAGAAGCTCCGCAAAGCTTCCAGACCTCCGCCGAACGAGAGACTTTGGGGAGCTTGAACGATCCATGGATCCGGGCAACCGCTAGGAACCAAGCGCAGAGGAAGTTCCAGATTGGGATCTGGTCATCCTCCACCTTGGTTTCCGGTGGGTCACCGGGATGGTTGAGGTCTTCAGCTTCGAAGGCGTCGCGGAAACGTTGTGCAGAAGGGGGAGAAACCATGGTGCGGTTAAAGCCCTGTTCTCGCGGGAGAACACCTATGATACCGGGTTCGGTAGCGCAGCAGGTTGGGGTCGCAATGACAATATGCTCGAAAGCAGCCCAAGCTTCATAGGCAAAGCCCACACCCAAATCCACATCGCGATTGAGCGTACTACTCCACAACCCTTGCGGGGTCGCTTTCGCAGCATCTAGGCGAGAGAAAGTGGCTGGGTGTTCTGTTAGGATTTCCGGGATTTCCAAGTCATCAGTGGCAGCCGCCACAGGGGTCCGGTCAGGGGAAAGCTGTCCAATTGGGAAGTATTCCATGGTCAAATCGGAGAACGTGAAGAGGTTCATCTTCAAGCCCACGCGCGTTAGTGCTTGCAGCACGCGGCTCGTGAACGCGGAGAAAAACTCCTTCCCGTGGAACCAGGCAAAACGCTGAGCATTGCGCAAGTTCTCTTCCAGTTGGCGGTCCGGTTCATCGGTCTCTCGTATCCAGTTCGTCAGGTCGTAGATCGTGTCCAAGTCCATCGTCGGGTAGTAAGAGTGGCCCACTCGCCGAAATCCACATTTCAAGAATGTGGCTTCGTCGATAGGGACAAAAGGGATTTCCCCACTCTTATTCGCCGATGTCACCGTCATCCCAATAGGAGTCAGGATCGATTGTATGCCAGGTCCATTGAAGAAGGACATGACCTCAGGAGCCACGGCGACGACATTATCGTCACCGTAGATCGCAAGAGCCACGTACTTTCGGAAGGATTGAAGGTTCCGGTACTTTGGGGGTGCCAGGGAGAGCCAGGAGTAACAGAGAATCTGTTCGCCGACATCCGTGTTGATATCCACGGTGTCAAAGACCCCAGACATGTTGCCATGCGTGGTCATGTAACACAAGTCTTGGTAGACATGCATCGCATGACAGGCCTCATGCCCAAGGACCCAGCGAACATTGTCATCCTCTGGACGCCACTCAACATTGTTGAGTGCCATCCAGAAGTTGATGCGTTCCGTGTGTAGTTGGGAGGGTTGGTAGCCAATAGATCCGTCGTAGTTCGAATAGTCCAGACACAGGAGGTTGGGGGAAACTCGAAGGAGCATGCGTGCCAGGGAGGTCCACTCGACACTCTGAGGGTTAATGCCGACGCAGCTTGGTGTAAACCGCATACGGCCAGCCTTCAGTGCAGCGAGATAAGGGAGAACGTACATCCGGCCGACGAGGAGGTAGCAAAGGTTCGACATGACGAACAGTCTTGTCTTACCCTGGCGCACCTTCTCAATTGGCCGGAGTTCGTCCTTTAGGCAATCAGTCCAAACGGAGGGAGAGCGCTTAAGTCGTGAGGCACGAGAGATGTAGTCCGCAACGGCCTGCCGTAACAAGTCGCCTTCAGGGCTATCGCGAATTCGCCATTGCTGACGTTGTTCGCAAAACTCCAAGAAGGTTTCCTTGCCATGCGTGCCAGGGAGCTTCATCTGACGATACGGAATTCCGGGTGAAGATTTCGGGTTCAGGGCATCATAATACTCGTAGGGCAGTCCAGAAACCGCCTCGTCCAACGTCAGGACGCGCACTGGGCCCGCCACCGGAAGTTGAGCCGTTTCCTGGAGCAAGTGCTCTCGCACATGCTCCCACAAAACGGGATCAAATACCGGAGTCGGACCAGTGTACTTCTCCTGACCACGGGCGTAGAGGTTGCGGTCCAGTTCAGGGAGATGATCAAGACGGTAGTCAAAGGGAGACAGGGCAGCCGGTTCACGAACGTGCTGACGTACCAAATCGAAAAGCTTCGATTTGCGTAGGTCCGAGGATGATGGAGCAAAGTTTGCATACTTTGCCTCCACCACCCCAACGAACTCACAGTTCCCACCAGGGAGTAGTGAGTAAACACGTTCGGAGCCTTGGGGTGAGACGAAAGGAGGAATAGGGTATCCGAGCACATTCGGGGGTTGCAGGGTGTCCAAATCCTCGAACGCCATGTTCAGCATCTCGCGGGTGATGATCTCGGAATAACCGAGACCCTCATCCACAAGCGCCGCAACATGGAAGCCGAGGATTTTTCGAGCGAGAAGAGAATCAGCGGCGATCAGGGGGGCTCCGCAATCGCCCTCGAAAGTGGGGCAGCGATACTCAAACACACTCGTAGAGTAGTGCTCGAGCTCCTTGCCATGGTCGTCCGTTTGAATCGGGATCGCGTAACGAATTCCTTCGTGTACACGCTCCAAACCCGCACGGGCGACACCCACATAACGAAGGGTGACAACGCTTCGATCGTTATTCCAGATCACGAGGGAAGCCTCAGTGTTCTGGTGGTGTATCAAGTCAGCTTCGAGAACGAAGTGCTTTGACACATCCCGGAAAGAACGGCAAGAGCGCAGCTGGTACAGGCAGGAGTCCGTACCAACCCACTCAGCCAGACGATCCGGATCGAAGAGTTCACGGTAGGTAGTCCGATTGGTCGTGGTAATCCGAAATTCGGTGCCGGGGGAGAGTCGTTCACCGGAATGCCGATCACAGAAGAAATGGACGGGTACTAGGAGGCGCTGGCCACTAACCATGAAGCCATTCATGGTGAGGGATGCGCAATCCGTTCTCCGTTCCACCTCGACAATGTTCGTCAGGATCCGGTGTTGAATGAGGTCTTCCGATCCGAGGTCCTTAGTCCGTCCTTGGGTAGTTACGAAGGGAACAGGTATCCGTCGTCCAGGGCGTGTCTTCAAGCTCCTGATTAAATGGAGGGCACGATCACTCTTGCGAGTTTTCCTGCTCTCCATTGAACCAGAGGCTATCAGCGCTTGCATGCGTGCCTCTCGGTACTGCTCCACTGAACCAGTGAAGTAGTCAGCCGTGGCTCCTGTCAGCGCTCGGGCTCCCTTAATAAGGGCCCAACCACCAAAGAAGCCAGCGACTGTTCCGAAGATCGCCTTGATAGTTGCAGAGTGCTGGAGATAAAACGCCGAGGAGGGCTGCTGGGCTAGGAAACGCTCCTTCTCGCGTTTGAGGTGGTCCTCAAGAGCTAGAAGAGCAATTCGCATGTTCACAACAGCAGGGGTTTCCGGAGCAGCGAGATGCGGTGCAGGGTTAGGAAGGAGGCTCTCGGTGTGATCACGCACTACACGCGCGGCTTCGACTTCCTCAAGACATGACATCTTGGGAAAGGATCGAATCGCTTGCACAGGCGTGACACTACCCGAGTGGAGATCCATCAGGGTCCTATCAAGGTTCTTCAAGCCAGAGGAAGAAGCCCAAAGACTGGGATCGTGTTTCACCGTTGTACGGGAAAACCAATCCCAAAGACCCTGGGGCTCAACCGCGGGCAAGAAAACACCAGACGCTAGAGGTCCATTGATCCCAAAGAAGGGGTCAGGCCTCTTCACGAGTGGCGGAATGGGAGGATCCAAGACAGTTTTGAGAGTTGCTTCCGTGATCAGGGGGGTTCGTCGTTCCGAATTCAGAAGGCCGGTGGAAAACCAGGAGGCCAGATCCACATTAGCTGACATGCGCTGATGAAGCTCATACGCGGTTTGTTGCCGCGTATGATGATCAGTCATGCGAGCCTTGCAGTCCAGCAGGAAATCCTGTAAGCGCAGTTCTGGTCCAGGAGGCTTTGTCCCATCCAATTCGTCACGAAGAGCGAATCGGAGATGAGACAGGCGAGAAAGGTCCGAGGTCACATCCACTTTGGTCGGATCGAGGCGTCCATCAGGTAGCTGTACGGCCGGGTCCAGGGAGACTTCCACCAGCATATCACGTCGACGGTAGAGGGCTTTCGGTTCTGCCATGGAGGTGGGACAAGGGTAAGGAATATTCGTA